AACTGTGAAGAAGTTATATTAGAGTTAATAGATATAACGAATTTAGAGAAAGCTATTCTTAATAAAGAACTACCTGAATCAGAAGGATTTTTCTTTGGTATGGATTCTTATGAATATACTAAAGATGAATTAAAAGAACAGAAAGAAGATGATTTGAAATTCATAAAAGAAGCTAAACAAGCTATTATGGAAGGAGATGAGGTTGTTTATAGTTCTTGGTGGTAATTAATAATTAAAAATAAAAAAAATGGGACAATATTATAAGCCTACATCAGTAGACAAAATGGAATCGTTATACTCACATGATTATGGTCAAATGTCAAAACTAATGGAACATAGCTACATAGGTAATGATTTCGTAGCTATAGCAGAAAATTTACTTTCTCCTGAAGGAAAGTGGTATAAAAACGGATTTGTATGGGCTGGAGATTATGCAGATGTAGAGCCATCTGGAGACACTCTATATACACTAGCTGAAGAAATAGAAGGAGAAGAAGAAGTTCATCCAAAATCAACTGGTAGATATATAATCAATCATACAGATAAAGATTATGTAGATAAAAACATAGTTCCTCAAGATGAAGAAGGTTGGAAGGTTCATCAGTTACCTCTATTAACTTGTGAAGGAAATGGTAGAGGGGGTGGAGACTACAGGAAAGATAATAATTGGATAGGAGCGTGGGCAAGACACAGAATATCAGTTGAAAACTCTATACCTGAAGGATATACAGAATTAATACCTAACTTTGAAATGGATTAATGTGATTATTTGGGGGTCTTTGACCCCCTTTTAATTTTTTATAGTATATTTACCCTCTCAAAATTAAAACATGGAAGAAAAAGAATTAGAAGAGTTTCTACTTGGTAGAATAATACTAGAGCCAAAAGTTCTAGAAAAACACTCAAATTTAATACATGAAAATTTATTTCAATATCCTTTAAATAAAGAAATCTATTCTCTTATTATAAAGTATAAGAACGATGGAAATGAAGTAGATTTAATAACATTAACTAATGGGTTAAAGAAAAATCATGAGAATATAGCTTACATATTATCTTCAATGGTTCAAAAAGGACATTTTGAAGCTAACACTACTTCTTGTATTGAAGCTTTAAATAATATATATCAGAAAAATAAGTTAATAGCAATCGCTCAAAATATTGATAATGGTATAATGAACAAGGATAATTTACATCATATCATAGCTTCTATTGAAAATGATTTATCTAAAATTAGTATTGTAAAAATTAAAACATTAGATAATATATCTTCACAAATACAAGACACATTAAAAGATATTAACAAAAGAATGTCAACAGATGGTTTGTTAGGTATTGCGACAGGATTTGATAAGATAGATAAATTTACAGGGGGTTGGCAAGAAACAGACTTAGTAATCATAGGTGGAGCTTCATCTATGGGTAAAACTAGCTTTGCTCTTGCTATACTATTGAATGCTTGTAAATATTCTAATACTCCATCTGTGATATTCTCATATGAAATGAGTAGTAATCAATTACTTAAACGATTAATATCTATGGAATCTGGTGTTAATAACAGTTATATTATTAACGGAACACTTGGTAAAGATGAATATTTAAGAGTGAATCAAGCTATAGGTATGTTAGAAAAATTACCTATTAATATTGATGAATGTAATATAACATCACTAAATTATCTTAAGAGTAGAGTTAGGGAATATGTAAGTAAAAAAGAAGTTAAGTTAGTTCTCGTTGACTATTTACAATTAGTTTCTCACAATAACACAAAATCTACTAGAGAACAAGAAGTTAGTAAAGTAGCCAGAACTTTAAAGAACTTAGCTAAAGAATTAAATATAACTATCATTGCCTTATCACAATTGAATCGTGGTGTTGGAATGAGAGCTATGGGTAAGCCGACTTTATCCGATTTGAGAGAATCGGGAGAAATAGAACAAGCTTCCGATATTGTTATACTAATACATAGACCTGAATATTATGGTATAGAACATGATGATAAAGGAAATAACACGAAAGGTATGGCTAACATTATATTTGCTAAAGGAAGAAATATAGGAGTTGGAGAAATACCATTGAAATTTAATAGTAACTTAACTAAATTTGAAAACGTATGACATTCAAAAACAAATTAATATTCGGAGCTGCTGCTTCTGTACTACTAATATATATATCAATCACTATTCTTAGTTATGCTTGTATAGCAGTTATTTTATATTATGGTATAAAACATTTTATTAACAAAGTTTTGTCGTTAAATAAATAATACATATATTTGCCAATCACTTAAATAAATAAGTGTCCATGGAAAATATAAAAAAAAAGAGAAAATTTCAAAGAATTGTTAATGAGATAGCTCATGATTTAGGTATAGATAAACAAGTTGTACGAAATGTATTAACACTAATATTTAAAGAAATAGCAATAACACTTATCCTAAAAGGTAAGCCAGTATTGATAAGAAGATTTGTTAAATTCGTAATAGCATTAAGAGGATATAACAAAATTAAAGAAGATTTAAGTAAAATGAAAACAAAAGAAAAATGAATTTAAAAGAATTAAAGAAAGAACTTCCATATAAGTGGAGAGTTCAATCAGTGAGATACGGCAAAGCTACATGTGTAGCTTACATAGACGCTAGAGATGCTCAAGACTTATTAGATGAAGTATGTGGCCCAGAAAACTGGCAATCTATATTCTATGAAGAAAATGGATTATTATTTTGCAAAGTAGGTATTTGTTGTAATGGAGCATTCCCATACCTCAAAGATGGTAAAGATGGAGATTCATACTATCAATGGGTGTGGAAATCTGACACAGGTTCTGAATCTAATGTAGAAAAAGAGAAAGGCCATGTATCAGATGCTTTCAAAAGAGCATGCGTATCATGGGGTATAGGTAGATTCTTATATAGATTACCAATACAAACTCTTACTACTAAGCAACATACCAATGGTAAAGAATATCCTTATGCTCCTGAGAAAAATAAGATTATCTTTGATGGAGAAACATTAACAAAATATATTAATTGGAAAAATAGTAAAAATGAAGAATAAAAATGATATACCTTTTAAGAAAACACCAGGTTCAATTACATATGACCAACTTGGAGAGTTTTTATCTAAAACCTTAGATAAGGTCCACAAAGAAGAAATGGATAAAATAAAAACTAATAAACAAAAAAATAAAAAGAAATGAATGTATTACCATTTGATTTAAACACAACTTCCTCTAAACCACAAGGGAAACAAGAATACTTACAACCTGGAGCTCATCAATGTAAAATTGTAAGTATAACTACATCAGATTTACTTGATAATTATAAAGGCTCACCATTTATTACATTTAATGTAGTTAGTGATAATAAAAGTGGTAGAGTACAAATGTGGGCTGTTAAAGAAACCGATAAGCCATCTACACAAGAATGGAAGAAAAAACAAATGAAAGACTTTTTAGTAAATGCTGGAGTTAAAGATTTTTCAGATGATTCTAAAGCTATGAATGATGCAATTAATAAAGACGTAATGATTACATTTATATCTGAAGAATGGATAAGTGTTAATAAAGAAACAGGAGAACCTGTTATTAGAGAATCTGTAAAGTATAGGTGGAGCAATAAATCTGGAGCTAAATGTCTTTATAATCCAGATATGAATAAAAAACTATCTAATGAAGATAAGATTAAATATACTACATTACATTCAACATGGCAACAAAATAGTAATATTGTAGTTATTGAAGAAGAAGATGAAGATATGCCATTTTAAGTAATATAGAAGGGGCGAAAGGCTTTTCTTACCTACTTAGTCGTAATACTTGTTTTGGCCGAGTAGCTCCTTCTATTATTTTATGAAAAAAGAAATCTTTATATCAGGAAATGTTCCGAGTTCTAAAAATGGAAAGAGATGGACTGGAAAATATCTAATCCATTCTAAAACAGTAATGACTTATATAAAGAACTCTAAAAATGAATACGTTGATAATAAAGAAAAGTTTCTAACTATGTTAGAAAATAAAGAAATACCTTATAGAATATCTTTTAAGTTTCATAGAAGCTCTAGAAGAAAATTTGATTACATTAATCCTTGTCAGACAGTACAAGACCTAATGGTAAAATATGGGTGGATAGAAGATGATAACTGCTTATTTATAATACCATCTTTTGAAGAATATGAATATAATAAAGAAAAACCAGGAGTAACAATAAAAATATTATGAATAAACTATATATAAATAATTTTGTAGATGACTACTGTGAATTACAAAGTATAAGTAAAGAAATATTATTTTCTAAAAGTAGAAAGAGGCCAATAGTAGAAAAAAGAATGGTACTAGCTTATTTTCTTAAGAGTAGAACAAATTTAACTTGGCAAGCTATTGGAGATATAATGAACAAGAATCATGCGTCCATTATACACTATGTGACTAAAATAGAACCATATTTAGATGTTTATCCTCATCTACAAAGAATGTATAAATCAACAAATAAATTATTTCAAGATTACAAACATTTGATAGGAGAAGATATAAACGTATATGACAAACTTCTTATTGATAACAATAAGTTGAAAACAAAAATAGAATCAAACGAAAAACTAATCAAACAATTAATAAATTTAGAACAAAATGGCCAAAAAACAAACTAAAACAAAAATCAAAATACAGGGTAAAAACTATATGATTCCTGAAGAAGTAAAAAAATCTATTGAATTTCTTAGTGAAATTATTAGAGCTCATGAAGTAGCTTTACTTACATGGGTACATAAGATTTGGAACAAAAAAGCTTTTAATAAAGAAGACATTAAATTGTTGGAAAAAGAAATGCATGCGTATACTATGAGAATACCTAATGCTGAAGAAATATTAAAAAACATGCAAAGAATAGACGAAAGAGCTAAAGAAGATTTAGAAGAAGAAAAGAAAGAAGAAAAAGAAAAAAATGTACCTGTTAAAAAATCATAATTTAACTTACGATAACTACTATAATGATACAGAACATATATCTAATAGTATGTTAAATCATATATCTATATCTCCTGAATACTTTAGATTTAGACAAGATAATCCGCAGCCTGCTACACCCGCTATGAAGCTGGGTTCAGCTATACATATGAATGTATTACAGCCTGAAGGATTTAACTATCATTATGCTGTGTCTCCTAAGTTTGATAAAAGAACTAAAAAAGGTAAAGAAGATTTTGCAAAGTTTACCAAAAACAA